AAGGATATGCGTCTGCAAAAACCAATGTTGATGATACATTGGATCAAATCGGAAAGGAGGTTGAAACTGCTATGGCTGGTGATATTGGAATCAATAGCTTGGCAATGGATTCTTATCTGACCGATGTTTCAATCAGTTATTCAGGGGAAGGTTCAAAGCCAACTGGAACCATCAGAATGACTTACCTTGTTCAATATAGGAATTTGGAAAATGCTCCAGATTCATCAGCCTAATTAAAAGGATAATATGGCAATTAAAGGAAACACTGGCCTTCTTCAAGTGGATGCTGATGGGTCAGGAACATATACAACAGTTGCACAACTTACAGATTGGTCAGTGGACGTAAATGCTGAACAAATAGAAGTCTCCATCATGGGAAATGCAAACAAGGAATTTCTGGCAGGGCAATATTCCTGGAATCTTTCGGCATCAATGCGGTATGTCGAAGATGATGCAGGACAGGAACTGATGCTTTCCTCAATGCAAACCGGGGCTGAAATGTATGTAAAGCTTTATCATACATCATCTTCAGGAACTGGATCAGGTGATTACTGGTCTGGAGGGGTGATCAATGGATCTTTATCAACCAGTGCAAGTTTAAATGATGCAGTCAACTCCAGTTTTTCAGCCCAGGGATCTGGAACATTGACTTATACCAATGCCTAGTCCCAAAGAAAATGTTCTCAGGCATTTCAGACAGAAATTAGCTGGAGGACTTGGTTCTGTTCTCGTCCCCGAATGGGGGGATGAGAACGGAACACCAATGAAAATTTATTTTAAATCTGCAACCAATCCAAGGACCCAGGAAAGACTGGCCAAACTGTTCAATGAACAAAAGCCAATTGAGGCATCAGTGGAAGCATTAATCATCAGGGCCTTGGATGAAAATGGAGAAGCTTTGTTCAAGATGTCTGACAAGACAGAACTGATGAATGAAGCTGATATTGATGTGATCATTAGGGTCATTGGTGAAATAAATAATTACCAGGAAATTGAGGTTGATTCCCTGGGAAACTGATAGAGGCTTCCGACTTATATTTTTATTTTCAACTCGCAGAACATCTACATATGAAAGTTGAAGAAATCCTGGATATGAATCAGGCAGAGTTGGCAGGTTGGAATGCCTATTTTCAAATCAAATCTGAAAAGCAGAAATAATGGCAGTTTCTACCACTGTCCAGATCAGGGCTGAAGATAAAACAAAACAGGCTTTCAGGAATATCACTGAAAGGACTAACAGGCTTAAAAGCTCATTTGGGGGCCTTGCTACCATGGCAGTTGGAGTGGCAGGGACCATGGGAATTGGGGCCTTGATGGGTTCTTTAAGGGATTTGGGAGACAGGATTGGCAAGGTTTCAGCCCAGATTGGAATCTCTGCAGAAAATCTTCAAAAACTCCAGTTTTCTGCAGAACAGTCAGGGCTTTCCACGGATACCCTGAATACGGCCATGCAAAAATTTGCCATTAATATCGGCAAAGCCAACGATGGGGCCAAGATCCAGATGGAAGCATTCCAAGATCTTGGAGTGGAAACAAAAAATCTTGATGGAACAACCAAATCAGTATTTGAATTATTTAAGGATACTTCAGATCAGTTGGGGTCCTTAACTGATAAAACCCTGCAAGCAAGATTGGCATCAGAATTATTCGGCAGAACCGGGGTTGAAATGACTGTGTTATTTAATGAAGGGGCTGAAGGTATTGAACGCTATGGAAGGCAACTAAGTTCAGTCAATGGGATCATGGGTGGAGATTCAATCAATGCCATTCAAAGATTTAATGATTCCTGGAATCTGATGACCAAAGCAGTACGGGGTTTTTTGATGGATTCAAAAACTTTGAATCTTCTTTCAGACATCATTGATGGATGGACTTATGGAATACAAAAACTAAATGAAAAATTTGGAGAACAGGAAAAGAAAGTAAGAAATATCAACGAAATTTCTGCAGATTTAGCACTTGCCAGAAAAGAAACTCTGCTTTTTCAAACACAGATTGAAGAATTATCTGGAAAAGAACAAATAGAAGCAATTAAAAGGCTTAAAACAAATCGGGAGCAAATCAAAGAACTTCAAACTGAACTTCTCAGTTCAAAAAAGATTGAAAAAAATGTTATTAAACAGGAAAAAGCACAAAAACAGGTAAAAAAGGGAGTAGAAGCAACAAACAAAGTAGCAAAGCAATTAATAAAAACAACCAAACCCTTAATGATTGGGGGTAAACTTGATATTCCGGCCATTGGAGGGAGAAAGGGCCTTGGTGGAACTCTTGAAAAATTTACCAAATTTTATTTGAATCTGATGAAATTGGCAGAAGATTATCTGGGATCAGGATTTGGGGTTTCTGCAATTGTCAAAAAACATCTAGCAATTATAAGACAGGATTTTACTGAAATGATAACTGGTCTTGAAAATCAACTGGTATTTAGAAGAAATGATATTTCAAATGCATTTGCCGATTTGCTAAACGACATGCAAAGACAGATTGAAACCAAACAAATTACAGTTAATTTTGATGGAACTAAAATTGATGGCGCACAAAGAAAATTGAATTCATTGGTAAATCAAATCAACAATTATTCTGCCAGTTCCAGAACAGTGACAAGGGGGGCAGGGGTTTATTTAACTAATGCGATTCAGCCAAATGATCCATATCACACAAACATCTATTGGGAAGATGAATGGCCAAGAAACAAAGAAGCAACCATGGCATTTGATAGTGATTTGAGTTATCAGGTCCCAACCATCAATTCAGGATCTTCCAGTTCAAGACAATCAGGAAGGGGATATTCAGGAGGATCATCAGCAATGACAAACCAGGGATCTGGAGTTGTGGTCAATGTCTTTGATGGAACAGGACAAAAAATATCAGAATATGATTCATCAATTAGAATTCAAATTAATGAACGTGCAAACCGATATAATGAGTTTCCAGCATTACCCGTTTCTTAAATGGCACAGATTGAAATTGCAATGACTGTTTCAGGATCAACTTATTATATTTCAGATTCTGATTATGCCAGCCCTGATGGTAACTTTTACCAGGGGCTTGTTTCCCAGGCCCCAATTGTATCATTGGGGGCAACATCTGGGGGTTATATATCAGTACAGAAAGGAACTGTCATTTTAAATAATGATCCTGACAATGCTTCTGGGCCTTTTGGTTCCACTCGATACGCAACCCTTTTGGCAACCCCTGGTCCCTATGACTGTACCATTAAATATGACACAAAATATCCAATGTTTTCTGGAACAGTGGTTTTGGAAGAAATATCAAATGATCAGTTAAGGTTTTCATTTCAGCCTACATCTTATTCAAATCAGGCTATTTCAGTTGTTACAGATTCAGATGGTAATTCCCAATATAACCCCTTCAGCCATGGGGTCATTACCAATAGACAACCCTTGATTCAGACAGGTTCCCAAGCCTTCAGGAATCCATCTTTAAATACATCTGAAACAGTCACAGTTTTTGAAGAAGGAACCAATAGATTTTCAAGTGATACGTCAACAACCATTACCACTTCAGGATACAATGGGGGCCAGGTTGTGGTTTCAGGAACCGGGGCCAATGGAACAACAGTTGAAACCTTTTTTGATTATGTGGCAAATACTCTTTCCTTGGGAGTAACAACGGCAGAAACAACCAAGACCAGTTCTGCATCATCAAGGGCTATTCATTTATATTCAAACAAACCTCAATTATTAACAGAACTTGCTTCTGAAGTGGCAAGATCAGTCAATCATCAATTTTATATTCTGCCAAATCCAACGACTGGATCAACAACCCTTTATTTGATTGATCGAGCAAATTCACCAACTGCAACCCAGCTTTCAGATCATGATGTTGTTGGGTCTTCTTATACCCTTGGTTTTCCAATTCAGGCAGTTGAAGGAACATGGAAGGCAACTCAAAGAAAAGGTTCTCAGCTTCAAACCTTAGACATCACTGCAAGGTCTGAAAATGTTTCAGTAGGTCAAGTTTTATCCTTGCCAATGTTGGCTGATACAGTGGCCCAGGTTTCCAACATGACAACCATTTTAAATGAAACCAGGGATGTTGAAAAAAAGCCAAAGGCATCAATCACAGTTTCTGATATTAAAACAGATTATTATCCAGGAGATCGTTTTAAATTGGACAGGTCAGAAGACCAGATAACCATTGATATGATAGCAAGAACCATTACCTGGGATTTTAATAATAAAACAACCAACATCAAAGGGGATGCAACCTTGTCAGAACTGGTGACCCAATGAGAATCATTCAAGACGATAGGACCACTTCAATCAGTGCATCCACTGAATTTTCATCATTTTATTCCATCAATAATGTTGAGGATGATAAAGTTTCATCAAGGTATATTGCCCAAGGTGGTACCAGTGGAACCACTGCAACCATTACATTAAATTTAACAGGTACAGCATCGGCCCCGGTTGAAGCATTTTTTATCAGTGGATTAATGGCAGATTCTGGAACTTGGTCTTTCCAAAATGCTGATGGATCTTCTGTTCATGAATCAGGAACCTTAACCACAACCGATTTGGCAAGTTCAGATATTTCAGGAAATCCTAACACCTTAAACAATTATTTTGTAGGTCAGGACAACCCACTTTTATCTGAATTCATCATTTTTTCAAATCCACAAACCACAACGTGCAGATTGGTTTTAACCCTGACCACTTCAACTGACAGAAAAAGCCAAAATATAAAAGGAAATGCCATTGCTTCCTGGCAAAAAGATGGAACTGCAACGGGTAGATTTAAAGATTCTTCTGGAGGAATTGTTAATCTCAATGAATTTGGAAGGGTCCTTGTAGGTTCCCAAATTACCATTGGAGGGACCATCATTTCTTCTACTTTTTCAACCAATACTTCCATCACTGAAGATTCTGTTGCATTACAACCAGTAACAATAAATGGAGGGGTTACAGTCACCCTGTCAGGAGGAAAAACTTTACTCTTACAAGAAGGAGGTTTTCCACAAGTTCAATCCTATACTGGTGGAGGAACAGGTTCAGGATCTGTAACCCTTTCAAGTGATTTGGAAACACAGACTATTGGATCAATTATTAACCCAATTAGATTGGGAATAATAAGGTCAGGGAATTCATTGGATTTACCAAACCCACAAATCGGGGTTGGTAAATCATTAAATGATTATTCAGTTAAAAGAAGAATGGTAAATGGTGGTTATTCTTATGAATTAAGAAACATTGGTAAATCAATTGATATCAGTTTAATTTTGACCAATGCCCAGGCTGATAATTTGGAAAAATTTGCAAGAGCATACCGAGCAAAGCCTTTTTCAGCTTTGTTTTTGGAATCTATGGCATCAGGGCAAAATCCAGAAACAAGGTATTCAGGATTTTATTATTTTGTTAATTCTCCAGTTTTTTCTTTCTTGAAACATGATGTAAGTCATGTTTCTGCAAAATTTACTTTATCCGAGGTAATTTAAATGGCAGATTCTACCTTAAAACCATCATCAGGTGATGATCTAATTTTAAGTAATGATGATGGTAGCAAAAAAATTGAAGTTCCAGAATCAGGAGATGTTGAAGTTACGGGTGATTTTAAAACCACAACAATAAAAGTAAATAATCTAAAAGATAATACAGGAACTCGTACTTTAGCTTCTGATTCTGGAAGTGCTTGGAGCTGGGGTGCAGGTGCGCCGTCAGGGTCTGTACTTCAGGTTAAAACGGACGTTTATGCGGCGACTTCTTATGTTTCGATTGGAGACGCAGGAACACAACTAGGATCTAATCTTGAAATAAATATAACTTGCTCCAGTACTTCCAATAAACTTTTAGTCAATATGTCTCTCCCAGGGTATTGGATTAAAGGTAGCGGACGAAGTCTTCAAGCTGGGTTACAATACTCCACGAATTCGGACTTTTCTTCATCAAGCACTCTTGGGACTAAACCTTGGCCTTGGGGGCAAAGAGGCCAAAGTGATACTGCCAATTTATATTTGAATTTAGATTTTTTTGGTGTTTTTGATGTTCCTTCCACTTCAACAATTTATATCCGGCCTTATATGGCTTCAGGTGGTGGAGCTAGTGCGGACGTTTATATTTTTCAAAGCGTTGATAGTACTAACCAAGTCGCTTATATGTCAGCACAAGAAATACAAGCTTAATTAAAGAAAACTAAAAAGAAATCACCTAAACCCAGGTAAAAATTTTTATTTATTTTTAAAGTAAAAAAAACAAGATTAAAAATAATAAAATTTAATTTAAATTTGAATGAAATACTTGTTAATTATTTTTATAACTTTTTCAGGATTGGCGTTTGCTTCCGGGCATCACCAGGAAGTAAACGCTAATGATCCATGGGAAGGGGTCTGGAAAATCATTTTTGACAATGGAATCATTGGCCTTGTTTTGGCTGGCCAGGCATTCTGGATTTATCGAACTGATAAAAGCCATAGGGAGGAAACCAAAACACAATTGGAAAACTATATTTTATTGATTAATAAATCCAATGATCATGAAAACAAAATGGAAGGGATTATGGGAAACATGAATGGCAGAATGGAAAATTTAGAAAGGGAAGTGGAAAACCTTAGAAATGGACAAGAAGGCATTAAACAATTTTTCTTGGAAAGGCTTGCCAAACTGACATGATTCCAATATTAGCAGGAACAGCAAAAACCATACTGGTTTCCCTATTATCTGAAAGGGTAATAATTGTTGTCTTTATCCAAGTGGCTGAATGGTTGGCTGAAAAATCCAGTAATTCCCTGGATGATCAACTGGTTCAGACTCTTAAACTTAGGCTCAAGGAAATCAACAAAATTTAGGATTTCCAGAAGACAATTTTTAAAATCTCCAGTGATTGCAATTTTTATGGGAACCTATTTGACCCCTCATTTCAAAATTGAGGAAATGAAATGCAAAGGAACCGGGATCTGTCAAATGGATCAGGTATTTATGGAACTTCTGGAGCAGATCCGCAAGGAATATGGGAAGCCAATGATTGTTTCAAGTGGATTCAGGCATCCAGATTATAATGAAATTGTTTCCAAGAAAACCGGGAGAACTGGACCCCATACCTTTGGACAGGCTTGTGATATTTTGGTTTCAGGCAATGATGCCATAGTTTTGGTCCAGCTTGCCAAAGAAATGGGAATGACAGGAATAGGAATCAAGCAACATGGACCCCATAACCAAAGATTTATTCACCTGGATAACCTCGATAATTCCACCCATCCAAGGCCAACCATCTGGAGTTATCCTGCTTAAACTAATTCAAGTTTTATGTCTTTCAAAATCCTTCTGACCTGTTGCTGGGATATTTGACCCCCTTTTGAATTGGTCTTTTTTAAAATATTCAATTCTTTTGCTATTTGATGTTGGCTGAAACCCTTTAAATCGAAATCCCTGATCAAAGGAACAAGGTCAGGACATAATTCTGACAATCTTGGACCCCCTTCAACTTTTATAGTTCCTTCCCTTGTCAAAGTGGAAAACACCTTATCCCCCTTTTTGCCAGTTTCTTTGATTATCTTTTTTCCTTTGTTCAATCTTTTCATCAATGTTGATCTTTCTAATTCTGCAAAAACTCCCTGCATTTGGATGAGGGCCTTCCTCATGGGGTCTTGCATTAATGCTTCACTTATATTTTCACCAGTTACGGCAGACCATAAATCAATTTTTTGTGAAGCAATATAAGTGGCCAAATGCATCTGCAACATCAATTCCCTGGCTAATCTGGTCATATCTTCAATAATAATGATTTTTATTGACTCATTTTTTGCAATCCCAATCATTTCTGAAAATGCTGGCCTTTGTTCAATTGTTCCTGAAATGCCTTTTTCATGAAAAATTTTATCAATTGAAAATTTTTTTTTCTCTGCAAAATCATGGATAATTTCAGATTGCCTGTCCAGCCCTGTTCCTTGCAATTGCCCACCTGATGAGACTCTTGTGTATCCAAGACTTGTAACCATAAAAAATTTAAGGCAACCAATATGCCAAGAAAAACACTTGACAATATTGAAACCCTTTTCAAGAATAGTGTTTCACACTGAATTTGAATATTCAGATTAGAAACCTATTCCTATTAGTTGACATGGAAGTTGACAAGTCTTTTCTGTCATCCAAACCCCCAAGAAATCAAGGGGGCAAGGATTTTTTCTCTATATTCCCAGAATTTACAGACACCAAAGGGGCTTCCCAAATTGCCGGGGTGGATTATCAAAAATTCACCAGGGAATTTGGAAACATTCCTTATGGTCATCTGCATCCTGGGGGGCCAAGGATTTATAAAAAGGAAACAGTTAGAAACTATTTTAAAAAGAAAAAAAAGGTGAAGTCATGAAAACACCCCCTGAAATTCAAAGGATCATTAAAGAATCCATGGAAGCCAGAAACCAGGAAGCCAGCATTTTGTTCTGGTTGTCTTTTATGAGAAGAAATCTGAAATGAGGGACTGCGTTAAACAAAGATTTGACAACTGGATTGGCCCTGATGGTTGCGACACAAGCTACAAGGGATCAGATCCAGATTGGATGGAAGAAGAAGAACGCTGGGCCAGACTTCGATACATGGATGAGAATTTCAAGGTTGGCCAGGGCCAAGAAAGTGGGGGATCTCCTAGTGACGCTCTACCCCCCTCAACATTGCTTTCAAATCAGGATGAAAAAATTCCTGATGTCCTGGCTAATCATGAAAAAAAAGAAGATTAAACAATCCTTTCTTTTTCATCGGTATGCCAAAGGAGCAAGGTCGATGACAAGGGAAGAAGTCAGTGAGGCCACGGCCCTTTTCCTGGAGTCAGGAAGACAGATCCAAAGGATTGGACAGGAAGGGGCCGTTTCTTACAAAACAGTTAATCCAGAATGGGTGGAAGTCCTTGACGAATGGGATCTGAACTAAAACTAAAGGTAGGAAACCCCTTTAACCGGGTCCTTCTTGAATTGGCCTTCCCCCCATCTGCAAACCATTACTGGCGATATGTCAATTCCCAGGTTTTGAAGTCTAAGGATGCAAGATCCTATATCAAAGCAGTGGGGCAAATCTGGATGGTATCGAGACAGAAAGCATTTCCCAAAGATAAAAGATTGAAGCTGGAAGTCTTGGCCATGCCCAAGGATAAGAGAAGAAGGGATTTAGACAATCTTTTGAAGGTTTTATGTGATGCCCTGGAATCAGCCGGGGTTTTTAAGAATGACTCTCAAATCGATGAGATCGTCATTAAACGTGGTGAGGTTCACCCGGAAGGGAAACTTCTTTTGACTTTAACTCCAATTGAAAAGGAATGAATGGAATCAAGTATCTGGGGCAATGAAGCCCAAGAAATTGAAGCAAGTGTCAATTCTAGTGGGTCCATGAACTATTTTAAAATTCAAGATCAAGAATTAAAAAGGGTCAGGTTATTAGGAACCAGGGGTGATGGGTTTTTAATCAGGGGTTTTTTGACCTTTGGAATGGATAAAAAGCCAATGTATTCAACCCTTGACAAGCCCTTTGACCCGGACCAATTGGGCCTGGATAAATATGGAAACAAACAGCAAATCTGGGAATTTTGGATGGTTCCCATTTGGAATTGGGACCTTGGATTAGTTCAGCTTTGGGAGATTAGACAAAAGACTATTCAAAAGGCTTTGTTTGCTTTAACTGATCCAAAAAATGTGAATAAACAATGGGCCGATTGGCGCAACTATGATATTGAAATTTTCTTCAATAATAAAGATGCCCCAATGAACAAATATCGAATTAATCCTTACCCCCCTGCTGAACTTAGTTCTGAAGTAATGATTCATCTTCAGGGGGTTTTACCTGGGATTAAAATGGATGATGTTTTCAATGGTAAAGATCCCCTGGAAAACATTAAACAAGAACCATTAAAAATGGAAGAAAAGCCAGTTGATAATCGGTCCTTTATGGATCAAATTGCCCATGCTGAAATGAAGCAATGAAGACCGCATTGGCAGAAAACCCCTTTGTCCAGAATCCTGGGGAAAGGGGGGGGATAAAGGGGGGGGCAAGGGGCAATGGTTCAATTGGCAATGGACCAATTGAACAACTGGACAAAGGACCAATTGACCCCCTGAATTACTCTCAAAGTAATTCAGGGGGGTCATTGGAACCATTGGCAATTGAACCAAAGGACAAGGAAACCTGGGAACAACTCAAAGGAATTATTGCCAAATGCAAAAAGAACTTTGAAGAAAACAAGTTGAAGTGGGAAGAAATGGCCCCAGATCCCGAACAAAGATTTCCAACTGAAGAAAAACTTCCCAATGGGAACACCTGGTTGATTGATCCACAAACCGGGGAAAAGTGGGGCCTGTTGTACACTGACCCAAGGGATGGGTTGGAGTATGTTAAACATATCAAATGGGAAGGAAAAGATTTAACCCCAAGGGAAAGGCAAACTTACCTAAGATGATTGACAGGGCATTAAAAGAAAGGGTTAAGTTTAAACAGTCTATTGATGGTTTAAGGAAATGCAGATTAATGGACAATGGACATATTGGAATACCCCATATAATGAAACCAGGAGATCATGAAATAATTGATCATGGTTTATTGGGAAAAATTGTTTTTTGTAAAAAATGCAAAGGAATCATTTTTAGAGGAAACAAACAATGATCTGGTTTGTTTTGATTTACATTGGATCAGTAATCCTTGGAACATTGGTTTGCTCATACTATCTTTGGAAGTATGACAAGATTATATTAATCAAAGAAAAATGAATCCATATTTAATTGAAACTCCGACAATAATATCTTTTTCTGGTGGTAGATCATCAGGGTTTATGCTTTGGAATATTTTAGATGCTTACAATCATAAATTGCCTGATGATATAAAAGTGGTTTTTTGCAACACTGGTTTAGAGCATGAAGAAACATATAACTTTATTGATAGAGTATCAAAATCATGGGGTGTTGAAATTGTTTGGTTAGAATATTTTATTGATAAAAATAATAAAGCATCTTTTAAAATTGTTGATTTTGAAACTGCCAGCAGAAATGGTGAACCTTTTTCTCAATTGATTAAAAAGAAAAAGTATTTGCCAAACCCAATGGCAAGAATTTGCACTGTTAATTTAAAAATTGAAACCTTGAACCGATATGTTAAAGAAAATTTAAACTGGAATGATTGGAACAAGGCAATTGGTTTAAGATTTGAAGAATTTAAAAGAGTGCAAAGGATGAGAGACAAAGAAGATGTTTTATTACCAATGGCTGATGCACAACATACCAAATTTGATGTATTTGAATTTTGGACTGGTGAAGACATAGATTTAAAATTACCAGTCAAAGGAAATATTTTATCTAATTGCGTAGGATGTTATTTGAAAAGCTATCAATCACTTGAAGACATTGCCAGAAATGATCCTGTTTATTTTAACTGGTGGATTAATACAGAAGAAAACAGTGGCAGGACTTTCAGAAATGACAGACCAAAATATTTAAACATCAAAGACAATGCACAAAAACAATTAGCCTTTGACTTTGGTGATACCATTGATTGCTTTTGTACTGATTAGACTCATGAATTCTTAAACAAAGACCCTGGTTGACAAACATTTAAACTTTGTAAGGGAATATGAGAGCTTATGTAACCAAGCAACAAAGTATTAGACTGCAAAGGATTTTTAGTAATAATTGGCGAATTCAAGTAATTTTGAAAACTATCAACGAACTGAAATGCGAATGTTGTGATAACGATATTTCCAGCAGTGAATACATTTTTTTAGATACTGGAAAGGAAATATTTAATTTTATTAGTTTAAAACATGTCTGGATATGGTTCGATGACTATGAAGTTAAATTTACTGATTTGGAAAATCAAAGCCATGCCAGATCAGCATTGGGCCATATAACAGCAAAGCCAACAGGATACAGTGAAGTGTATTCAAGAAATATGACTCATTCAATAAATGGTCATACGGGCTATTTCTTCCCAGCACACAAATTGTATGAAAGTTTTTGAAACTTTGAATCTGCAAATTATTTACCCCCTTGACAGAACTTTGACAGTTGAGATCCTTTATATGATTTCATTATATTCCTTAAGGGGTTGGTTCTCTCATGGGCTAGCCCCTGACCCATGGAAGGGTTATGAACATATCAGTCAAAGCAGATGTCAAAGCATTGACAAAGGGCCTGGACAAGATCCAGCGCAAACAGATTCCGTTTGCAACCAGCAAAGCCCTGAACACCCTTGCATTTGACGTAAGGAAAACCCTTCAGGATGTTCTTCCCGAATACCTAGACAGACCAACCCCCTACACCATCAGGGGGGTGCAGGTTGAAAAATCCACAAAAAAGAAATTAGTTTCCAAAGTTGGCTTCAGGTCCAAGACCTTTGGCAAAGGCCAGGGATCTGTCCCTCAAGCTGATTATATGGAACTGCAGATCAAGGGGGGAACCAGGAACCCAAAGGGAAGGGCAATACCAGTTCCAGTTCCAAAGAACATGAAACCCAATAAGTTTGGGAACATTGTCAAAGGAAGGATCAACAAACTTCTATCTGACAAGGATAAATACTTTTCAGGCATTCCCAAGGGGATGGACATGGGACCAAGTGAAGCAGGGATATGGCAAAGGATGCCTGCCAATTCCAAAAGGAAAAAGCCAGGGGGAAAGATCAGGATGGTTATTGCCTGGGAAGACAAGGCCCAATATAAACCCAGATTCCCATTTAAGAAGCTGGTATCAAAGACCATTAAAACAAACTTTAAATTGAGGATGGAAAGCTCCTTAAAACAGGCCCTTAAAACTGCCAGATGAAACATGTTCATGGGTCCTTTCCAGAACATTTCTAGAGGGTTATTCGTTC